GACGTGTACGTCGGGTAACCCAAGATCGTCCGACCAAAACGGCCAGTCGAACCCGGCGCCAAATCAACCAAGAACCCGTTGTAATTGTTCGCAGTCGCGAACTGACGAGTCAGGTTAAGGATGGCTTTGTTCATGACGATCACCGTGGAGGGATCTTCTTCCCACCTCGCCGGCAGGTCATTTGCCAACGCGTAGAGATCGACAAGACCGTAACTATCGTTCGTGGTCGCGGCGACGCGGGAACCGGCAGTAGCCGCTACTGCGACCATCACACCAAAAGGCTGCGCGCTGCCTGAACCCGTCGCGAAGGCAGTGCCTTCGAGACGGTCCTTAGCGTCCGCGAACATGCGAGCGACCTCAGTGCCGAGTCCGGGCTGGTCCTCATAAGCTTCGAAGCTGATGGGGACAAACGCCTGACCCTTGTAAGCCGTGATAGTCGGCTGAGTCAAGGAAGGAGCATCATCGCTCACCTCAGCTGCCTCAGCGTCCCATGACGCGGTCACACCCGCACTGGTGACACCATTCCACGTATTCGTGGTGGTAGTCACAACGCGACTGATCTGCCTAAACGGGTTATTGGTCCCCGTGTTACTCAGAATGACAGTCGGGTCAATAAACGCGGGGGCGAGTACACCAGCACCGGTGGAAATCGTGACAGCACGATATTCCTGCACAGCCTGGTAAGCACGCTTCTCAGCGTCGGTCATAAGGAACTCACGACCAGCACTGAACTTGTTGAACGCACCAACGTAGTCGGGGTTGCTGGTGAGGAGGATGTGCTCAGCCACGGTGGCGTTGCCCTCTTCAACCAGGTTCGTCATGCTCTGACGAATATCGTCAGCGCCATCACCGCGCAGCCGCTCAGGTACCGGCATTCCCTCAATAGCCGTCATGGCCCTGGAGCGAAGTTCGGTTCCGTCGCGTGAGGACACACCGGTCAGATCGTAAGGATCATGCCCGCGTCCCTTCTCAGGGGCTTCCACCGGGTCACTGTTGTCACCAGGCAGCATCCCACCGAGCTCAGCGGCAGCCTCTTGAATGCGTCGAATTTCGGTAGCGCGATCAACGCGCTCTTTCAAAGTTGCGAACTCACCTTTACGAGCCTCAAGCGTTTCCGCCTGCTCCTCGTTGAGTTCTTCGAGTTCAGCGAGCTCGCCTACTTCGTCCTTAATGGACTCGAGGCGCTCCCGCATCTCTTCATTAGTCATGTGTTTTACACTTCCATGAGTTGATGGTGCATCTGCTCTAGCAGTTGCCTTGCTGGGTTGACGAGTGCCACAGTGGGCGGGTCGTCGGCGCCAGTTGAAGTGCCAATGGCGGGCTCAACTGTCACAGAAACTTCGTTGTCGGTAGTGGTGTCGGTGGTGCGGTTGCATCCGTTCCGCCACTGCTGTAAATCATCACTGGTGCGAATGCCAGCGGAGGCTCCCTCATAGGCGGGGAATGTGACGGGACCGCCTTCGTGGAGGATGACTTCGTTGAGGGTTCGGACGGGGGTGTCACCGGTGTCGTCCCATTCGTCACCACCAGCGGGGACTGAGAATCGGAAACTCATCCCGTCAATCGCACCACTGGCGAGGCTGGCTTTGAGGTCACGGTTGTAGGAGGTGTCGTCGAGGGGGACTTCTACGAATAAGCCTTTGGCGTCCTCACGGAGTTCGGAGGGTTTCCCTAGGGGTTTGTTACCGACACTGGGGTCGAGCCCGTGGTCGTAGAGGATTTTGACCCGATGCCCGCGACGTTCGAGGGTGCGGTTGAAAGCGCCGGGGGCGATACGTTCGGTGAAGTCACCTTCCCAGTTGTTGATACGGGTGTCTTCGTTGAAGACAGCGAGGTAACCGTAGAGGGTGTTCCCGTCGTCACCGATGCCGAAGCCGGCAGTGTTCATTCTGACTAGGTAGTCGGTGGGTGCGTTCATAGTGTTAGCTCCTCGAGGGCAGCGGGTTCGACTTGCCCATTGGATTCGGGTTCGGGTTCTGGTTCTCCTGGTGGTTGGAGTTGGACACTGGTCAGCCCGGAGTGGGTGAGGCTGCTGTAGTCACCGGATTCGACGGCTTTGGCGACACCGTCAGGGACATAACCGGACCGGATCAGTGTTTCCATCGTTGACGCTTTCGCCTGGTTGATGGCAGCTGTTTCGGTGGCGTCTTCGTTGAACCAACTGATACGCGTGTCGTCGTACCAGAGTTCAGCGGTTTCCCTCGGTTTGGATGGGAGGATCGTGGACAGGGCTTCAGCCGAGTTTTGTAACAGGAACCGGCCGGTACCCATCGCGAACACCCTGCGAGCCTGGGCGGCGTTTGAGTAGGTGGCGGCTTGTAAGCCTTCTTTGAGGCCGGCGAGAATTGCGGGCACACCGGACGCTGATGCGATTTCGTTCTCGGCGGCCGCTTTACTCATGGTGAATGCCCTGTCGATGCCACCGCCGATCAGAGTGGCATCGGCTCCACCTTCGAGGAGGAGGGTACGGCCGGCGTTCCCGACCCCGGTGTGCCCGCGATCTAATTGATAACTGAGTGCTTCCCGTTGTTCCGGTGCCAACTTCCCCATCACCTTCACCAACAGATTCGGTGTGGCACTGTTACTCAAATATTTGGATTGGAAGTCGGCCATATCCACAACGTTGTTGATGCTGCGGGCTACCGGTGTCATCCAACTCATGCCACGGAACGGATGCTCCGGGTCGGGGACGGGGGCGTAGTGCGCCATATCCGCCACCGGGACCGTCACCGATTGGCCGCCTGGCATCCCGGTCGGGTTGTACAAGTATCCGAGGATCTCGGTCCGGTCCAATGATGGGACCACACTCACCCAATCGGGACGTAAACGTTGCAACCGGACACCGCCTTCGGGACGAGTGGCGCGGTGAACGTACGCGTTGCCGGCCAGGCTGGCGTCGAGTTCCATGCGAGCCAGCAGATCACCCGTGCTGCCGTTCGGCCAGGGGCGACGCAGAATCCCCAAACCCTTCTGATCGTCACCATCCGGCAACCGTTCACCAGTTGAATAATCCCGCCAATAAAACCGGCCCTGACTAACAAGGTGCATTCGGACCAGAATCACCGCGAACACCGCACCAGTAGCCTTCAACCCACTCGTCGCATACTCCAAAAACGACGTATCCAACGACTGTGGTTTCCCCGACTTGTACGTCTCATACAACTCGAGCATGGCCGCCCGCGTATCAGACTCGGGTGACGACTGGCGGGGTCGGAACAGTTTCATTCAGCGTCTTCTTTCACTGAGTAAGCGAGGGCGATGAGACCGGTGCCGCCGCCAATCAGGCCGAGCGCGGGGGCGATAAGAGTGAGGCCCGCCGTTATGGCGACAACACCGGTGATTACTAGAACATCCTGAAAATCCACTACAACCACGACACGGCAGGATCCGCCACCGGGTCAGCACGCAACCCACGCTCCAACCCAAACACCGCCGCCACAACCCCATCAATCTTGTCCATCGACTTCGCCTTCTCCGGTTTCATCTGATCACCCAACTGCTTCAAAACCACATTGTCGACCATCCACCGAGCCACCGGATTGTTGTTGTGATGAAACAAACGCGCCGCCACCAACCGCTCCAACTCCTTCGTCGGATCAGTCAACGTCGCCATCCCCTGCGTCACCTTCGCCGTCACCAACCCCTGATCCGCCAACGCTTGAATCATCTGCGTTGACTGCCACGGATCATGCCCCAACTCCCGAATCGTGAACCGCTCAGCGTCCCGCTCAACCTGACGTTGAATCGACTCGAAATCAATCACATCCCCATCCGTCACCGTGATATGCCCCTGCCGGGCCCACTCCGACAACGCATGAGTTGGACGCATCGCAACCCACGCCGCCGGTAACCAGAACCGCCAAATCATCCGCCAAGACCCATCCGCCTGCGGGAACCCCAACCACAACGCCGTCACATCATGAATACTCGACAAGTCAATCCCGGCGTAACACTCAGCCCCATCCAACGACGACTCCAGGTAGAGCTCGGAACCGTTGGCGTCCCACGCTGACATATCAATCCACTGCGACCGGGCCGCCGTCCACTGATTCAAATACAGGTTCCGAAACGTGTTAATCAACGCCGGCCGCTGCTCCGCCTCTTTCGCCATCCGCTGTAACTCGTCAAGACGACGGAACGCACGTCCCGCATCAATATCGGCGTCATCTCCCAAAGCCGGGTTAGAAAACGACCAATTACTAGGGTCACGCCACTCCGCGGTTTCCGGGGTATTCCGAACATCCACGAACCAGCTGGGATCATCAACGACCCCCGACTGGACTTTCGAGGCGTAGTCGTGGAGTTCATAACAAATACTCTCCTTGTCATAACCAGCCGTCGTAATCGCAAACGTCAACGGCTGCTCCCGAGTCCCCTGACTGGTTTGCAACACATCCCACAAATCCCGATTTCGTTGCGTATGCACCTCATCAAAAATGATCCGCGAAGCATTGAACCCATGCGACCCAGCCGCATCCGCCGGGATAGCCCGATAAATACTCCCAGACCCCTTCGCAATAATCCGATGAGTCGACCGACGAATCACCGCCTTCTCCGACAACGCCGGCGACAACTCCACCATGTCAGCCGCCACCCTGTAAACCAACGCCGCCTGATCCCGATCAAACGCCGCCCCATACACCTCCGCCGCCTGCTCCCGATCAGCAAACAAACCATGCAACGCATGACCCGCCGCCATCTCACTTTTGCCGTTCTTACGACCATGCTCCACATACGCGGTGCGAACAATCCGACGCGCTCGAGAATCAACTGGCCCGTAGATGTTCAACACCTGCTCAAGTTCGAACGGGAGCAAAATAAAGGGCTTACCCCGCCACCGGCCCTTCGTATGACTAAGGAACTGCTCAAAAAAGTACGCGGCCATCCAACCCGGATCAAACTCCAACTCCGGACTCAACCAACGACCATCCCTGTCATACGGACGCCAACCCCACGCCTCACCCGCATACGGGTTTAGGTCACCGTCACCGGGCCAGCGCATCAATCAAGAACATGCGAACGTTTCGGTTCCTCTTTCGGAGGCACCACCATCCGCAACCGATCCGCCGGCGTCATCCCCAACTTCGACAAGTACGGCAACAACTGACCAGACAACTGCTTCATCATCCGATCATCAGCATCATCAACAGCCACCCGCCACCGCGAATACAACACAGACGCCTGCTCCAACACAGCAAAATCCGAAGCACCCAACACAAACATCTGCTCAAGCAACGGCACCGTCTGCTCCCAAAACTCCAACGCCGTCGCACTCAAATACATCGGCGCCTTCGGGACAGTCCCAACCCGCGGCGGCTGGTTCGGAGGCTTCCTACCAGAGTTGTCACCATAAAGCTGAACAACCTCAGCAGGTCGAGGCGCTGGACCACGCTTACCCATACGCCAACTCCATATACCCCATAAACTGATCGCCCTTCACAATCACGTTGCAATGCCAACAAGCTGTCTGCAAGTTGTTCATGTGATCCCCACCACCTAACGCTCGAGGGACGATGTGATCCACCGTCGCCTTGTCATCATCTAGAACGTCCGGGTCGTCATGGCAAACCTTCCCGCACAACTGACAGACATAATCATCCCGCCCGAACACACGTCGGCGCTTCCTCTGCACCTTGTCCCGGCGCCGATTCGCCGCCCGCACCTCCGGGGGATGCACCGACTGACTAAATGTCGCTGCACACTCATCCGAACACGACTTCCGACCCGCCAACGACGTCGTCACCCGCAAGTCGCCACAAGCTGGGCATTCGCGAATGTGAATCTTGGTACTTAACCCCCAGCCACCAGCCACCCGTCGCGGCATATCCGCACACTCCGAACTGCAAAAAGCGCTACCACCCGACCGACGAGCAAAAAGGCGGCCACACCACTTACAATCCACATAGGACACCGATGACGCCAACACCAACGGGGAACTAGGACGCTCCGACAACACCCGGCAACCACTCGAGCAAAACCCAGAATGCCTCTCAATCGTCGCAGCGTCATCCAGAATCGGGAACTGCTCTCCACACTCCCTACAATCAAGAAACGTCGTCCGATTCACCAACCGACAATTCTCCGAGCAATAGAACCGATTAGCGTTTAACCGCCACGCCATCCACTGAGCACCACACCCCGGACCCTGACACGAATACACCGGCTGCCGCTCTCGCCGGTACGCCACCGCTGCCGGTGATGGCCCGTGCTCAGCCTGCAACCGCAACCGTCGTACCCGCGAGCATCCCTGGGAACAAGTAACTCGAGGTCTGCCCCTCGTGATCTGGAATTTCGGCACTTCGCACTCGGAACACCGAAAAACCTCTGATTTCATAAGATTTACGCTGAGCATTTGTGAAAACCTGTGGTTTCGCTAAAAGACT